AACGTCAATGGCACTCATGCCGTAAGTAGCAGCGTCCAAAACAAATAAATGCGTGCGGGACGCATTCAGCGTACCGATGTGCCACCATGTTTTGTGGGGCTGATGTTTGTTGAATAATTGAACGGCTCTGCGGAGTGAATAGTCCAATTGACGTTGCGTTAATTCGACATCCACGCCTTCGTCAGATAGACCATCCAATATCCGTTGACGCCATTCGGCAACCGTGGTCATGGGTACTTAAGCTCATTTGGAAGTAATTTCGTCTTTCAATCGTTTCCGAATTTCAGACGTGCTGCCTTCATCCGACAAACCCAATTCTTTGCACATCTGCTTCAATTCTTTTTTGCTCATGCGCTCCACGGCGGCAAGTGACAGTGAATCCGACACAACAACGGATTCCGACTTTTCCGTTACCGGCGTGGGTGTTAATACTTCGACCTTTTCAACTGCCTTTGCGGGTGCCGGTGCAGCTACCGATTTTGGTTCTTCTTTTTTCGGTGTAACGTTTTCCTTGTTGTCGTCCGCTTGAGACGCAGTGACTTCAATAGTGGTCGGTTTTTGTGGAGGTTCGACTACGGGAACAACCGCGTTTTCACGCAACATTCCACTGCCTACGAAACGGGAATAAAAAGCTCCCCGTAACACAGTACCAATGGAATGATGCGCTACTTTGCCAAATTCATTAGGCAGATGACATGCCTTAACAACTGTGAATTCCCGCGCCATAATCGAAACCTCCACAAGAAACCGTGAACACTATTTACTTCTGTTTGGCTTCAAAGGCCGCTTGGCTACGTGCTTCGGCTACGATGTCACCTAGTGCGGTGGGATCGACGGAACCTTTTTCCGTGGTGTTGGGTTTACCCTTTTTACTGTGTGCCTCCTTTTGCCACTCCTGCAATTCTTCACCCGTGCGAAGTTTGCGTTTGAGTGTGAGTGCCTTGATACGGGCCGGTTCGATTTTAGACAGCAACAATAGTCCGGTTACTCTTTCTGCAATACCATCGTAGTAACCAAATCCAATTGGATTTGCAACCCAGTCGCCTTCTTCCAAAACAATTTGCCCACCATCCGGTGTGGGTAGAACCATCGGCGTTGTCGTCACATTCATGTACGTTTGATCCGGCTTACCCATCGTCGCGCCTGCTCTTGCGGTTGATGGCTGAGTAACAGTCATCATATTTGGATCAACCTTCGTATTCGACATAAAAACATCTCCCAAAACAGAAAAGTTTGCATTGTGCCACAGTGGTACTGTGTAAGAACACTGCGCAAACATGCTTTGATTATACTGCTTTTGAGGGTGTGTGCAACGACAAAGCTACCATTGCGGAAGAGGTACGGTTTGACCGGCTAATTTATGCGTGCAATCAGTTAGGAATTGAATGTTGCCATCAAGAACAAAGCTGTGGCAAAGCTGATGAATCCCATTACGCGGGTCTACTTCGTTCGGTACATAGTAATACTTGACCAAAATAGACGGACTGAACGTTGGTTTTTCCATGCTGCCATTAAATGTCCAGATCGGCACGCCAGTACCGGCAACCGGTATTACGTGTGCACAAGCACAACCGGGACATTTAAAGCTCACGGCTTTTGTAGCTGGATTGTCGTTGAAGTTTGATACACAGTGAAGTACGGGCATAGGTCATTTCCTACTCTTATATTGCCCAAAGCGTGACAACGTTAGGTGGATTCTACTGGAATTAATGAAGTATTTTGCGCCGGTTCAAGCAAGTGCTTCAAACGGTTGTACTTGCGTTCTAAACGAATTTCTGGTGTGGAGTCTTTGTACATGAAATTAACAGCAGCGCGTTGAATTGGGCCTGCAATTTGAAGGCTGTAGGCATTCCCGTTGTATTCGTACTGGCAAATCTTTATAAGCCAAAACAACAAAAAAGGGAACAACTTTCGTTGCTCCCTTTTGATGTTTTATAAACCCTTTAGTTCTAAGGGTTTATATCTCAAAGACCGGTCACTGAAATCAAACCAATCATATCAGGATTGACCACATGGATCGCGTAGCTGGTGAGCAACGCAACGTCACGGCGAAATGCACGGATGTGTACAGGGCTGGCATAAAACGGAACATACATGCCCACTATCGCTGCCGTGCTCACGAACTCAGGTCCGCGATAGGTCAGCAAGCCACTGGTACGCGGATAGGTCGGGTCTGCGAAGACCGAGATACCGTGACGAGTGAGCGTACCAACTTTGCGGGGACCGGCAATGCCGTCATTGGCGGTAACTGCTTCACCTTCAAAGCCATCCTGTGCTGCGACCAAGAACCACAGATCGGGTGAGATCACCAGAACGTTCGGGCGAACGGTCTGAGTGCGCTCCCAAATCAAGTTCTGCAAACGGCTGATGCCGTAGGAGAAGGTCTTGATGTGCAGCGAGTAAGGCACAGACAACGCAGGCGGTGCGTTGTTGAACACGAGCGTTCCACCGGTTGCGCTGTTGCGCAGTGTGTTGACTACGTGCTTGAACCGCTCCATCTGAATGATACGGTTGCCCGCATCCAGAATGGTTGGCTCGGCGTCGATGCCGAAGTCGTTCATAAAGTCGAACAACGCCTGTTGCGACCATGCAGCACCGAGGGCGCGGTCACGGGCTTCAACGGTGTCCTGACGAAGCTGGATGCCGTACTCAGGGAGTTGCAGCGCAGCTTCGATGTTGTAGTTGTAGGAGGCAACCACGGGGCCGGTCGTAGCAACAGTGAACGAGAAGTTCACTTGGCCGGTGATGTAGTTGATGGTCTTCGTACCACCAGCACCGGTATCGCCAATCAGGTTGCCGTTACGGTCGTCACGAATGACTTGCGTACCGTCAGTGATGACTACCGTTCCTGGGATTGCCGGACGCCATGACAATAGCAACGGAGTGACGGTGCCGTAGTCGGTTGCGCCCGCCGCACCAATCGGCTCATTCTCGATCTTTTCAGACGAGAAGTTTTCCGTACCACGGAAGCCGGACAGCGCATTGAAGATGCGGGTATTGGCTGCGATGTTGCCCTTCTGCACTTCGGTCTGGATGTCCAGATAGTGCACTTTGGCCGAACGCGAAGCCATGGGCTGAACGGACACAACCTGATCGGTAATGTCTTCAGCGAAACTGGTTGAAATCATGGCCAGTCCATTACGCACCCACTGGGGCATATTGGCGCGGCTGGTTTCTTCCAGTCCAAGTTTACCATTGGCGCGGAGGGTTTCCTTCACAAAGTTTTCGGCCATCATTGCGGCACGAACAACCTTGAAAGGGTGAAGGTCTTTGATGTCCTTCACACCCGCTTTATTCAACATCCCTTCGTAGATGTTGACCGGTTTGGCAAACTTCTTATCGAAGTTGTATGACTTAAAGCTTTCGACAAGCGGCTTGTGCTTGTCAAGCATCTGCTCACTGACTTCAGTGGGCGTCGATGCTCGTTTTGAAACTGCATCTTGCAACATTGAAAAACTCCTTAAAGGTTATCCAACTGAGAAACACAGTATATCACGAACGCTGTTTGGCCGCAAGAGCCATTTTACGCATCGTGTCATCCGTGCTGTTATCTTCGTTTACAACTGTTGCTACGGCAGTCTCAGCGGTGTGAGATAACCCACCGGTATTCTTGATACCAGCAAGTACGCCTTCGCTAATAGCACCGGACACATTGCCCGATGCGGAACCACCCTCGGTGAGAGTGGAAGGTTTGGTTTCGCCTGCGGTACTGACTTTGAGGAAGGATTCTGAGAGTTCCTTCGCTTCTTCAATAGTGCCAGCTTTCAGCAGGGATTCTTTGACATTGGAAAGAACGGGGTGTTGCGCAAGCAGGGCTTCGACCTGTTGAGCAACTTGATCTTCACGTTGCGCGAGAGTAATGGCTTCGTGCAATTCGCGCAGACGGGAATTCTCAGTGGAGAGTTTCTTGTTTTCTGCGGTTAGCGAAAGAACGCGATCACGCAATCCTTCGATAATAGCTACAACATCGGGATTGTTGGATTCAGGAAGTTTGGCAGCGGCGTTGGCTGAGTCCATTTTGGCAGGATCGTAGGTGGGCTTGCCTGCGGGTTTGGTGGTGCCGGTTTTGCCTTTGCGCTGATAGTCGGCTTCATGCTCGGTATCATCGTTGTCCAAATCGGCGTTAGCGTCAGCCGAATCCATTTCCTTTGGAGTAACCGTTTGATCCAGTTCAGAATCAACGTTGCTGGATTCATCAGTTTCTTCTTCATCCAATTCTTCGTCTTCTTCCAATTCGGTGTTTTCCAAACCTTCCAGTTCTTC